CCTTTTTTTGTTAAGACTGCATCAACCGTAATTGATGAATTATCTAAATATCCCATTTTTATCTCCTAATTTCGAAATACTTTAATTCATATATAAATATAAATAAATTGAAAAAATAACCAAATTTAAATTAATCATATATTATTTTATCACCACCACCAATACTACCTGCACCACCTTTTACTATAAGTTGATTTTCACCACCAGTAACTGATATTCTATAAAATGAAGCTGTTGAATAGTCATCGTGTTGAACGGGTAATGTACCTGGATTTGTATTTTGTGTTCCTTCATTCATTCTATCTTTAAATGGTTGACTAAACTTAGTGACGTGATTTGATGGTAATATGATGTTCCCATCTGAACTTGTTATAAAATATCTTGTTTTACCCATCATTTTACCAGTTTGATTTGAATCACTACCACTTCCATTTATTAAAGATTGATAACTAACACTTGCATGTGCATTAGTATCAATCATTAATCTATTGTAAATTCTATTAATGTTTGTAAAATGTGAAGGATAACCACTTGATGCTGAATAATATTCATTATCACCAATGGCATGAAATACAAATCTTTTTTCTATATCATATGTATTATAAGTTCCATATGAACCAGTTCCACCTGCAAAATTAATATGTTGTACATCCGCCGAACTTGTTCCCCAATTCTTATGAACATCTTCAAAAGATTTATTTGCTATTGAAGCGTAATCAATTGTTCCATTTTTTGAAGTTGGTACTGATGAGCCCGATAATGTTGGTGGTATGTTTTGTATTCCTTTTGTTTCTGAATATGAAAAAGAAGCACTATATGGATTTACTACTGAACTTGTCATAGACATGTAAGCATTTCCTAAATAAGGATTACCATCGCTACCAGTATCAGATACTTTTATCGTTACACTTAATGGTAACTCCAATGAACCACTATTGGATGGAACTCCTTGTATTGTTCCTTCTTTTATTGTTTCATAATTTGAGTTAGGAATATGTGTAATAGAATCAACATCAATAGAACCTATTCCAGTATTTGGATTAGCTTCTATACTATGTTCTTCATTTTCATATTTTTGTTTTTCTAATAAAGTTGGCTTTATTTCTACACCTACATTACTATTTTTTCCACTAAATGTTGAACGAGCAGGAACTAATGTTTTTATTCCCTCTGCTATAGAATCATTAAACATATTTTCATGAGCTCTAATAAATGTATTAACATTAACTTCTATTGGATGAGCTGTAAAGAAATCATTTCTAAATGTATCAAACTCATCATATGATTGTGAATAATAATTTATTGGACTACCATATAATGTTTCTAAATTAAATCCACTCAAATTATCTAATATAAAATCATCTATAAATGTTTGTGGTGAACGATATAATTCTAATTTAGGCGATGTATTGAATTGTGGTTTTTTACCAAATGGTTTTGTAAATGAATCTACAGCCGAGTTTTCAAAGTGTAAATTACCAATAATAGATTGATTTGGATTTATTAAAATAGTGTTGTCGTTTGGTTTAGTAGCATTATCTTTTAATGTTAATTTAATAACATCTATAAAATCAAAACCATAAATTATTGAACTTGTAAAAAACCCTCCATCTTTTATAATTGAATAATCAGTATAAGTTGTTGTTGGTGATGCATCAACAATTGTTAAATTTTGTCCAGACGCAGATACTGATGCACTTATATAATTTTCATTTAATTTGAAGTGATAAACTAAATCGTCTTTATGTGAATTTATGGTATTACCAACAGTTGAAAATTTATTTAATGTATGTTGTCTGAACTTTGAAATACTTAACTGAGTAGCCCAACCTTTTATTTCTGATAATGAGCCACTAAATGTTTCACCAATTACTAAATTTGAAGCCGTGTCTATTCCTCTTGAACCACTTGATTGGAAATTTTTATTTGCAAAAAATCCTTTACCACCAAGAGTGGAAGAGTCACCTGCCATTCCACCACTAATTGACATTGTTACATAACTATAAGGAGCTATTGATTGTTTATCTTGAAAAGCTGAATGTAACCTATATTCAGCGGTTCCTGGTCCTTTACTCGAACCAGTCATTCTTTGAATCATGACATTCCACAATTGTCCATCTTTCATATCATTATATGCTAATGACATCGAAAAGCCTCTACTACCAATATCGGTGCCACCATTTTGTGAATTATTTAATCTAAATTCAAATGATGAACTAACTCCATCTGAACTTGGAATTAATCTTAAATCCCAAAGAGTTTGTGTACCACTACCACTTGATTTCAATATTGTTTGTGTTTTTGTTGTTTCACTGTGTTTATAAACAAATTCAAGTGTGTTAATATTAGCATCATCCATCCACCAGTCTAAATTTAAAATTCTATCCGTATTTGCATTGAAATTATAATTATAAAGTTTTTGTTTCTTTTCGGTAAAAGAAAAACTTCCAGTGCTTAATTGTAAATTTAAATCGGTTTTATCTGGTTCACTAAGTGGAATTTCATCATTAATAATATCTTGACCATCTAAACGTGGAGAACTCTCTCCACCAAACTCTTGAAATTTTAATACGTCAGGCGGATAACCATATGTGTTTAATAATCCTCTAACGGAGTTTTTTGTTCCTTTTGATTTATAAATATATAATAAATTGTTTAGAGTTTTTCTCCAAGTGTTGTTTTTAATATCATCAATTGTAGTTACACCACTTAGATAACTACCCAATGTATCAGTTAAACTTCCACTAAATGGATTAATAGCTTGCCACCCCATATTGGATAACAACATTGGTAATGTATTATCAGGTGGTGAGTTGGTTTTCTTATATCCCCTCTTATGAATTGTACCCATTGAATCAATATGGTTTCTAATTAAATCATATTGTTCTCCTTGTAGATTTAAGAAATCTTTCATATCATTGTATTCAGAACTGTCTTGAATATAAAGAGGTAAATTGTTTTCAAATGAATGTATGTTATCAGTATCAAATGTTTCTGCTTTTGTCAACATATCATTATACCAATTTGTAAACTCAGTAGATGTTGTTTTAAATATATTATCAAATGGTAATACATCAGTTGGGTTTTTTAATGTTACTTTTACATCTGTGATTTTTGTTTCAGTAATACCATCTGGTTTTAAATACAATTGTTGAACTTCAGCAGATGTTAATGTTCTACCATAAACTCTTGGGTATTGTAAAAATCCATTAAAGTGACCATTTGTACCAGCTAATACATCATTACCACCTAAACTTAATGCATCAGCTGAGCCTCCTATAGTAGCAGATGATGCTGAAAAATGACTTGAACCAGTTATCGAATAACCAGCTCCAGTTGTTGTATGAGTAGCTTTCAATTCACCATTAAGATAAAGTTTTATACCAGTAGCCGAACCACTTTCATAAGTGAACGCAACATGATTCCAATTTAATAAATCATCTGTTACTTGAATTTTAGCTGCTTGTTCTGAACTATTACCCCTTACAGCAGCTCTTATGTTGTTTGTGTGAAATTCATAATCAATACCATAAGAGTTACCTGTTTGTCCTCTTGTAAAAATAGCCTGTGTATTTGCAGTTGAAGGGTGTGATGAGTCAGCTGAACCTGTATTTGGATGAAATCTTTTTACCCATATGGATAATGAAAAATTATCATCTCTATTAAAGTTAAAATCATTATCAGAAAAAAATCTTATGGAATCATTTGACTCACTTAAAAACAACATTGATTTTCCATATTGTCTACCATGTACAGTAACACCATCTGATATTTTTGGTGTTCCTTCATCAATTGAACCAGTATTTCCTCTACCACTAAAGTCAGTTAACATCGCGTTTGTAACAGAAGCGCCTGAGGTTTGGGAATCTACATTGTAACTACCACTTAAACTTGATGACAATGTGTTTTGATTATAAATTCTAAACAATTCACCACTTGGCATTACTGAACCAAAGAATGGTACACCACTTTGACTTACCACCGTAGTTGAATACTGATTAGTTGAATCTTTAATTTGGTAAGAACCTGTTTTAACACTTCCACTTAAAATTGTAATTTTTGAAGAACCGGCATTAAAGTCACCAGCATCGATACTTAAATCAGCCATATCATTACCATTTGTTTTTGGTATGAAATAAGATTGAGAAGCTTCAAACACATATCTTTGATATGCACTTGATGTCATATCAGGATTTAAAATATTGTTTTGATATAAAGTATCTTGAGGTAATGGTGGATTTAAACTTTTATTTCTATTTTCCCAAGTCAATGAACTACCACTATCACCTTGTAATAAAAATGATAAATAAATCGAACCACTGTAATTAAAAAATGGTTTATTTTCTACAAAATATTTATCTGTAAATAAATCTATATATTGATTATGATTACCTGATAGTTTTTCTGATGAATGTTTGTACACAACATTAAATCCATTATGTTGATTTAATTCAATTCCCTCAACAGGAGAGCCAGGACCACCATGTAATGTAACTGGTAAAGTATCAGCATAATTTTTTAAACTTGGAGCTGATGAAGTTGAATCCGTTTGACCATCAAAATATAAAAATCTTTCATAAGGTGTAAATGTTTTAAACTCTTCATTAATTTTATTAAATAAATCTTTTCTTTTTTTAATTATAAAAGTGGAATCGCCTTGAATTGAACTTGAAACCACAAGTGAACTTGATATTTCTGTATAATGTCCTTGAATAGTTTCTACTTTTGTTTTAAAATTTTGTAATTTCTTTTTAGCTGAACCAAAAAATGTGTGATTTGAAAATTCTTTAAAATCTGTATTAAGATTTGGATAATCATATTGACTTGATGATATTAAAGAGTTGATTTCAATATCACCAATAGAAGCTGATACGGCTAATTGATTTAAATTTTGAAATCCAATGCTATTGTTATTAGAAGTAATCCAATTTTCTTGTGGGTCTGATAATAAACCATCACCAAAATAAACATCGGGTACATCAGAGAAATAAAATATATCTTGAAGTTGTGTTGTTAATATCTCTTTCTCAATTGATACAAATTTTAAATTACTTATATTAGTTGGCAAATCATTATAAAGTTTTAATATGATAGATTGATTTTCTTTACCATCTGTAAATCTATCAAATGCATAATTCATTATTGGAATATGGTCACCATTTCCAATATTTAATATATGTTTGAATTGATATTTATAATTAGGATTTGGTATTACTAATTCACCAAAAGTATTAGATGATTCGTCTGTATCTTCAAGAAATTCAGGATTACTACCTTCAATATTGTTATTAAATAAATCTTTTATTTGAGAAATAAGAGTTGAAGTATTGTCAAGTTTAGAATTTAATACTTTGAGTCTAATTTCTTTCCTTGAAGTTGAAATTTGTTTTATTATAAATGGTGCGCCTGATAGAACTTGTTTTAAAAAGTCAATCTGTATTCTGTAATTTCCCTGAGGTAAATCAAAAGTATTAAATATTTCATTAGGTTTGATATAAATACTTCCATTGGGATTTTTATATATTTGGAAATCATTATTCGAACCACCAACAAGTCGAGTAGTAAATTTGTTATCTTCTTTAAATGGTGAAATGTTTACATCAAATTGAACTTCATCTAAAGATGAAAAGAATATAGCCTTACCATCTATACCCGATGTACTATCAGCTAAATCAACAATGTTGTTAATTCCTTCAGTAGGATAAATGGTTAAACGAATGTAATCTAATGAAATATCAGAATCACCAAATACTACTTCTTCAGATTGAGTAACTACTAAATCTCTATCTTGTTGATTAAATTCAAATTCAAATTCTGGCATTACAGTGCTCCATTAGTGTTTGATTTTTTAGGAACTTTTATAAATGAATTTCTTCTCATCGGTTCACCTTTTCTATTTTTTTTAACTTTGTAATCACCAATCAACATTCCTTTATTAGAATTTCCACTTGAATCAATTATTGATTTACCACTTAACTCACCTGTATTCAATTCTAATTTACAACTTTGTTTCAAATTTAAATCTGAATTATCACTTATAAATATCTGTCCGACTGAACTTTCCATCGGAAATTTATTTATATCACCATCATAGTAGGGGTTACTGTATTGTATTAAGTTATCATTAATAACAGCGTTAATTCCAAGTAAATCATACATACTATAACCTGTGTTAAAATATCTACATTGTTGTAAATCCATACTTTCTATACTTTTTCCCATTTCATCATTTTCTAAATCATTAATCAAAAGTTTTTCATCAATAATATCTAATTCACTAATTTTACCTCCACTTAGTGTATCTTGAACACTCATTTTATATTTTGAATTTTCACTCAATCCACCAATTATTGGTGTGGTATATGGCCAAGGAAGGGTTGTATAATCACTTCCACCAACATCATTAAAGTCAGGATATTGATTTGGTGGTATGTCTAAATAAATTCTCGATGTACAGAGTTTCCACCTTCCAACTTCAAAATCCGGAGAAGCTGATGTTCCATCACCATCAAAAGCACTAAACATAATGAATTTTATATTTTTGATTCCAGGTGTTGTATAGACATTATTCAATGTTTCAGTCATCGATGATTCAACATATGTAGAACTTGGATTGAAAAAATTAGCTGGGGATTGTGGTGTTACACCAGCATCTTGAGCACTTGGTATTTGTAATTCAGTATCGGGTTCATAGTCTTGAGAATAATTAATTGGATAAGGTATAGAAAAATCTTCATCATATGTGGTTTCCTGAATATTTAATTGTTGTAAATATTGTGTAATATCTGGTCTACCAAAAGCTGTCCATTGTGATATATCCTGTCCATGCAATTCACGAGTTTCATATCTGATCGTGCTAGGAACAATGTCAAAGGTTATATTATCTCCAACATTACTTATATCAAATTCTTCTCTATATTGTGGAAATGGTAAAGTAGCTAAATAATTTGGGTCTGTATTAAAAGTTGTACCTGGTACTTTTTGGATTTTATATAAATTTTGATTTAGAAGTTCTAAGTATTTAAATTCATTATCAGGTCTTACATCTAACCAATCTTGTATAGATTTAATTTCATCTTCTTTGTCATCCCAACTTATTACAAAATAATAAAATAATCTATCACCACCACCATACAAATCTAAACCAATTAATTCACCAGGAATAGGTTTTGCAACATTAATTTGAAATGTTACATTTAATGGAGTGGATGATTTTGCTAAAGAGTTAGAATCCCTATGATAAGTTTGTAAATCAGCATAAAGCGGACTGAGAGAATTATTTTGACTAAAACCAAATGTTGTTATTGGTATGAAATCAGGATGTCTAAGTGAAGAGTTAGGATTATTGTCAGGAATTTCATCATTGTCAAGTTGTAAATGTGGATTTAAAGCTTCTAACCATTCAAAACTATTTAAAATATTTTCATTAACTCTAGCCGTTGGTAAAATTGAAGGTATTATGTTTTGATAATTAGAAACTCCAGTAAAAGAATTTTGACCACCAGCCGATGTATTTATTGTTAATTTAAGTGAAGATACTGACCAGGGAGATTTTTTAGCACCACTACCACCTTCACCAGTTTTTGTTGAGTTTGGTGAAGTTAAATTTACTTGAAAAGTTGAACCTTGAAAACTTGACCCTTGTTTTCGAAATAAATCTTGATTGTTAATTTTGTAAACCGAGTATTTTCTTCTTCTTTCATCTGAATTTACAGGCCACCATTGTTCTTTATCACCTTTTGTATTAATAACAATGTATATGGGGTTATATTGTTCTTGATTAAATATGCTAGTTATCAAATCTGACTCAGTATTACCATCAAGTTTAAATGGTCCATCATCATCATTCACATCATCCACAGTCCATTTTATTCCAGGAAAGTCTCCTAATTGAGGAGATATTGAATTAATAGAAAAATTACTAATTATAGGAATACCTTCTACAGAAGTTATATTACCTAAATCTTCACCTTCAGATTTATCACCGAATTTTTCATAAAAAACTTTCCATTCATCTTTCATATTCTCTTTTACAGTAGTGTACCCATCTTTAGTAGGATCACCACCATATGCTTTTTCTGAAAATATCCATATATTAACTTTGTTATTTATTGTGGTTCCTGATACACCAGTATTTTTAATAAATAAATTATCAATTTGTAAAAGAGTATCTCCTTGAAATGATAGATTTTTTTCAATAATACCATCATTAATTTTATCACCAACACAATTTGTAAATAAATCTTTATTTTGAAATTTATCCCAATTTTCAGGAAGACTATTGGAATTTTCATAATCAAGTGCATCACCTTGATTAAAATTATATTGACTTATATCACCACTTTTTGGTTTATTAGATATTATTCTTTTTATTTGAGCCATTAAAATGCCCCATTTTGTTTAGATGTTTTATTCATACTTCTTCGACTTACTTTTTTTACTCTTAAAGTTTTTTCATCAAATTTTGATGTAAAATCATCAAATAAAAATAAATAATTTTTATTACCACTACTATCATTTAACACATCGACTTCTATTTTTTCATTACTCATACTGATTAATAAACTTTCATCACTTTCTTTTTCATCTGTTATACTACTTTGTAGTGGAAATGGTATTTTATCATTTGGAAAATCATTTTCTATAAATTCACCGTCTTGACTATATTTTGGTAAAACAGGATAGTAATAACCATCAAGCCATTCTTGCTGTGAATAAGTATCTATAATCACATTAGCATCTAAGTCAATACCTTCTCTATTAAATATAGAATAATCTTGAGGTATGATGTTTTTCCAATACCTATTACTTGATGGTATTGCTATAGTGTTATCAAAATAATCATGTCCCTCAGTTCCACCAGGTATTCCAGTGTTATGTACACCACCTTCCATAGGACCACCATCAGGATGAATATGATATAAAGTGCCAGCTGGAACTAACTCCCCAGTTCTTCTATTTATAAATTCACCCTCTCTAGCAACCAAATCAACATTACTATCTCTATCATTAAATCCAAACATTTCCCAAATTGATTTTGGTTTATTATAATATTTAATAGATGTTAAATCACAGTCACCAATTCCTTTTCCTAATTCTTCCTTGACTGGTGTAATACCATTGTATATAAGATTACCATTTTCATCAAATCTTTGTCTCATATAACTTGGTAATACTTCTAAATTAGAATCATTTTGATTTTCCATTTTTAAAAGAGCTAATTCAGTTTTTAATTTATCACTTTTATTTTTAAAGTTTATACTTATTTTTTCATTGTCTAAAAATCCAAGTTGTCTTTTTATAGTTTTATAGTAAGAACTTTGCTTTGAAATTCCACCTACAATTGGTGTAGTGTTCTTAAATGGAATGAAAGAAAAACCATTACTTCCAAAATATTGAAAATCTTCATCCTTCCCTTGATTTATATTTATTCTTAATTTAAATTTTTTATTATGAATAACTCCAAGTATTTCATCATCATCATTAGTTTTAACTCTAAGCATTGTACCAACAATTTCAAACACACCATTGGTTTCATATGTATGATATAAAGCTGTATCTTCATCTATTTGTTTAGGCCTTGAAGTAAATTCATTCACAGAACCATCACCCCAATCAATATCAAAAATATAAAACTTTCCATTTTTAAAATCTTCATAAATTGGAGTTCTTTCAATGTCTAACAATTCATCAGTCGTATATTGTGGATAAAAATAAAATTGAGCCTCCAATGGTGCTTGTGTATCTTTATATTCTTCTGGTTGCAATTCTTCATCATAGTATTTTGTTAAATCAGCTAAACCATAATTATCAACTGATATTTTTTTTCTAACATCTACTTCAGGTATGAACTCATAAGATTCATAACATTCAATATCATCAATCAACACTCTACCTTGAAAGTTATTACCTGTCTGTAAAAATAAATGCAGATTACCCACACCACCAGTTGGAAACTGAGACTCATTACCAATATATTGGTCGAATTGGTTAATACCTTGATTGGTTTCTTCTTCACCACCTTGTTCAGCAGGATTAGCATACAATCTACCAAGTATGAAACAAGTTTCGTCAGGACTGAATTGTTTACCTGCATCATAACCACTATTGTCATCATAACTCCATCGTTCTCCATTCCAATACGCAAGAACTAAATCCATTGGAGCTCTTCCATCTGGCCCACTATGGTTTTCATCTACACCAAAATCATCCCTACTATCAGCATAATCAATACCATCTTCCATAAACATTTCTTCTTGTTCTGAAACTGTACCTACATACATTAAATATGCTTCAAGAAATCTACCACTTTCTTGTAATCCAGTTCGTTGGTCATCAGCATCACCACCAGTATCACCTAAAGCTGTTGGAACACTATTTATATCAGTTTCATTATATTTACCAACTTCAGCGTGTTTTACTCTCCTTTGAGTTCCATCAGGATGTATTATGTAAAATTCATCTATGTTTGGATTGTTTCTATCATAACCAGGTATTTGAAAAAATATTTCACCAGGTTGGTCACCAACTTGTTTATCTTCATCAGAATTTGTATTTATTTGTATTTCAACTACACCACCATTCGCAGCATCATCAAATGTACCACCAAAAGGAACTCCATATATTAAACCACGATTCATATGTTGTTCTGTTAAATTAAAGTCAAACTCAAATGTTTCCCATTCGTTCATTATTGAATTTTGAAATCTATTCATCCCACCAAATCTTGAATCTGCTTGTTTATATAATTCATCAACTTGAAAATATCTATTTGAATTAAAACCACCAGAAGACCTAAAAGTATGGTCTTCTAGTTCCAATCTATATTGGGGAACAGAATTTTTACCTGCTTTTGGAACTTCATTCCATTGAGCTTCTAAAATACCAATATCAACTTTGGGTGCATAACCTAAACTTTCGTCTAGTGGATTTTGTAAAAACAATGATTCGTCACTCGCATTATTAATTGTATTACCTGGTGGTAAAACATTGGTTGTTTTCATTTTAAATCTTATTTTTAATGAACTATATGGATTAATTTCTTCATCATTGAATTTATTATAAATTTGTTGTACTTGATTTAACACTCGTTCTTGATGGTGATGATTAACATTATTTGTATCATAAGTCAAACCCTCTTCTGGTTTACCATTACTTTGTAGATTTTTTTTCATAAACCAATTGAAAATATACTTACCACCAGTGGTGTAAGTATAATCAAGAACTTGAGACAATCCAAACAGTTCAAAATTCATAAAACATAAACACCTATTATTGGAATAAGCTTCAGGTGTTGTTACCCACATAGCAATATGTGGTATGGGTTTTGTTGATGTATTTGAATTTTTCGCCATTCCATCATTACCATAAAAACTTGTTTTTGCTCTTACTTGAACTAAATCATTTATAGAATTATTGATACGAGATTGTCCATAGTCAAAAGATGTATTGTATTCATTTAAATTAGAACCAAAGTATTCAGCTATTTTACTATCATTAGCGTTACCATCTTCAAACGCCCTTTCAATTCTACCCCAATAATTAAAACCACTATCACCATTATCTAATTCTAATGATAGAGGAATATAATTATATTTACCACCATATCCTTGAAAATTTTGAAAATCAGGATTGTTAAAACGTCCATCTTTCTGTTCATATAAAGATAAAAACTTCCAATCTCCTGCAGGTTTAACAACAATTGGATTATCATCTAAAGTAACAAATTGTTTTTCTACAGATTTACAATTTCCATTTTTAACTAAATTTGTTTTTGTTAGTCCAATAAATGGTGATGCAGCTGCATTAGGAAAATTATCTTTTGCAATATTGTCTTCATTAAATGAAAACATACCTAATTCAATTCTACCATCTTGATTTGAATCTTCAAGATTTTGATTTGTATTTTGAAAAATAGATAAGTTTAAATCCAACCCACTAAATGGATCAAATGGTTTTAATAGTGTTTGTTCAGGCTGTACACCATCAGTAACACCAAATCCTGGAGAGAATGCTTCTTTAAGAAAAGCCATTTTAATTTACCTTAAAGCCACGAGCTCTTAATAAGTTACTTCGTGATATTATTTCTACTTTACATTTATTACCAAAGTCTGAATTTGCAACGGAATTTCCAGTAGCTGGATTTATATGATTTAACCAATACAAAGGATTGTTCGCAATATTGTCAATTGGATAATCAGCAGAATTTGGTTCAATTATAGATGGATTATAACTAGCACATATAAAATACCATTCATTGAAATTTTCAGGTATGTTAGTATTATTTAATAATCTTAAATCATCACCATCTGTACCACCCAATTCAGGTGCATTCCAAGTGTATTTCGGAGCTCCTGGATTCCCAAGTTCTGAACTTCTGAATCCTCTATCATAAGTTACATCATTTATTCCAAATTCTCTAACTTGTAATCTAACAAATCTTTCTGAATTTGTATTTTTAAATAAATTCAATGTATCTCTAAAATAATTGTCACCATTTACATTTGAACTATCTACAAACTCTCCGAAAGTATTAGTGGTTATTTGATTACCATCAGAATCATATCTATTATTAAGTTGAACTGTTGGGTCGTCTCTATTTACAACATAAGTTTCTAATTTAAAACCAAATGGATTTTCATCTCTTGTTGGATTTCCAAAATTAAACAATGTCCCTTCTGATACTTTATCTAAAAATCTTACCCACATTGTAATGGTAAAGCCAGTTCCCGCATTGTTTAATATAAAATTTGTTGTATTGTCATAAGGAGCTGCATCACCACTATATGTATTTAACAAGCCATTGTAATCAGTTGTCAACCAAGTTGGAATACTTGGGTCTAATCCTTCAATAAAATCTTTATTTGCATTACGAATAATAATACCTTGATTTGGATTTCTAAATTTTAAATAACCAGAAGATTCATTTTGATATTCTGGTCTAGTATCAGACATAACTTGATTAACTTCCAATCTATCAGTTAAATAAGGAAGAACTCTATTGTAAATATCTTCAATGGTTCTTGATGAATTTGTATCATTGGCTGTTGACTTTAATCTATGAATAAATGCATCATCCTCATCAATGTTACCATCTACGTTATCTTGAGCATATGAAATACTATAATTCTTATTATATTCAATTGAACCAGTCCAGCTTCCATCTAAACCTCTATCAACACTACCATCTTGGTCTAAATCAAATTGAGGTAGTTGTGGTGGGAGTAGTGCATTTAATTCTTGAAAAAATCTAACAATTCTAGCTTGCCTTGCATCACCTGTTGGTAATAATTCATAAATATTTGTGTCAAGAAATTCTTCAGCCTTGTCAACATCGACAAATGATGCTGATTGTTCTAATGGAATGAATTGACTTACATTTAAGGGATTACCATCTTGATTTGAAAAAACTAAATTAGTAATGTCTAATCCACCACCAGCAAACCCACCACCAATAATACTTATACCAATACTATTGTCTATACCTAAACTTGAACTTATTTGATATTCTCCAGTAATTTGGTCTGCTACACTTTGTAAGTTATCTTCTACATTAGCCTCAACATCTTTTTGGTAAAGAGCAAGAACTCCATCTCCTTGTCCAGTTTGTATTTGCCCATTACGAATAAATTTTTGATTATTTTCAACTATTGATGTATCAATATATTGACTTCTAATTAAAGCATCAGCTATAGAATCTAATAATGCTTCTAAATCTCCAGATTCGGCTTCATAAGTCAAAGGTATTAGGTCTGTATTTTGGTCTTGTGTGTACGCCATACTTATTTCCTTTTCACTATAAACTCAAAATCATCATCGAACACTTGTTCTTGTCCATCATCTAATTTTAATTTTAATAAAATTTTATAAACTCTATCGGGATAGAATCCATCTAAATATTGAATAAAATAATTTGAGTTTTCATCACAACTAAGTTTTGTATAACTTGTTCCTGTTGAATCTTCAAATGGAACAATAAACTCATCAGTAGCTACGTCTTTAATTGCATATGAACCACTACCTTGAGTAATGAATGAACCAGTTACGGTTTGTACTGAATTAGTAAAAGTTTTTTGAATATATCTTTTTCTTGCACCAACTCTAAACTTAACTCGTTCACCTACTTTATAACTTTCCTTCAATCCTTTCATATATAAAAAGTTATCAGCTAATCCACTCATTGTTAATTCATTCAATGAACCAGTAGAAAATGATGAATCATTCCATCTAACTTCTAATTTTGGTGAGTAAATCGTATGTGTGTTTCTTGAAAAGAATTTTAAATGTCCGAATGTTGAAGAATCTGTTTCTTGACTACCACTAAAACTAATTAACATTCCATAGTTTTCTTCTTGACCATTGTACCACATACGGAACATATCTGTTACATTAACATCAACATCAGGTGATTGATTTGAAAAAGTCTGTGTTGATTGACTGACACTTAATACATCAACACCAGCATTACTCCAAGTTAAGGCGTTACCACCAATTGGATTACTACGATTTTCCCAACTACACCCATTTTTATTTTTTGGCCTATCACCAAACTTACCAGTACCTTCAGTCCAAGATTGTGATATTGGTTGGATGGCTAAAGTATACTCTTCAGTCATTTCTGCATTACCCTCAGCTTCAAATAATCTTAGATAAATTTTTGTACCACTAAGAGCAGTAGGACCTCTAAGTGGAGATATAGTCCCATCAGCAAGTGACTTAGATAATTCAGTAAATTCATCTCCACTAAATTGAATTAATGCCCTCGTTTGATGGTCAAATGAATTGTTAAAAAATTCTTTTTTGACTTCAAGTATTTGGTCTCTTCCAAAGTTTTGGTCTCTAAAAGAAGTCCCATCTATTTTACTTGAACCACTTGATACCCAAGTGTCTTGATTTGGAAAAATAAAATGATGCATTATCTAACTCTCCCTTGTATGTTTGTGTTTGGATTTTTTAATTCAAAAACTGTTGGTGTTGATGTTAATGGTGGTAATACAATTGTACCATCATCTGACAACGCAGTTTTAAAATCATATTTGTAACCATAGCCATTAGTCCCTTCATTGTTTGTAGAAACAGAATCAACAAAACTGCCATCCAATGTACCATTACCATCTATATCTATTAATTGAACAGAGTTATCAAATGAATAACTATAAGTTGGTGATGTTAATGTTTCCCCATCATCATAAAAATAATCTTCGTGTTGAGTTATAGTAACATGTCCGATTGAACGAACACCTTCAACACCCATTAATTCATACTCTAAATTACTTTTATAAATTGGTTGATTGAATTGCATTTTTACAATGTTAAAATAATCTCTAATTTTTTGAATACATCTAAGTTTTACCTGTTGTTTATCTGCATATTTTTCAGCTATCACATCAAATATAACACCAAAGTTTACAATATACCCATCATTAAGTGTAACAACATCCGTCATTAGTTTAAAGTTTTCTAAATAATTTTTTATATTCATCATTAAAGTGGTTGGTAAATTATCATTTGTTAAAGTTGTGTTTGTATGAGGATTACCAACTAACTGTTTTCTATTATCATATCCTAATACATAAATGTTTATAGTTGAGATTGCATCTGTAGCATCTGGATTTTCACCTGAAAATGAAATATTCAACATTTGTGGTAAAGAATTGTTTATAAAGTCAACCAATTTTACTACAGTTTGCGGATCCGCATCCGCATATACACTATCAGCGATGTCTGTAATAGTGCTTTGAAAAGTTTGTTGTAATTGAATAAGTTGTTGATTAGCCGCATATATTTGAGATTCAAAAATATTTGAAACTTGTCCTCGTGTAACATAAGCTTTTGCAATATTACCAAACTTAGATGGTATGTTTAGTACTCTAGCCTCATAATCTTCTTTTGTTACACATCTGTTTTGTGTAGTGAAAAATGCTTTAGCTCTTTCCTTTATTTCAATAGTGTCTTCTTCATCCTTACCACCACGAGCTGGTTGGTTATTTGTAACAGTTGTTAAAGTTGCAGATGTATTTCCACTCTGCGCAGTTATAGATGGTGTGGTTGATACATCACCACTTGGGACGTTTGAAGTAATCCCACCACCAACACGATAAGTAATTGTAAGAGTAGTTTGGTTTGGTGTTTCACCTAATGTTGAATACTCATCACCCAACAATGGATTAATTGATTGATTTAAATCATTAGTTTGTCCAGGTATTATGATTCCAACTTGCTCCATATCAATATACCCATCATCAACAAGTTGTCCATCTTTCAATACCCCATTACCAAACACAAGTGAAGTCGTATTATCTTGATTTGTTTCACGAGTAAATCTTTTTGTAGTTGTAGCATAAGTTAAAGAAAAAGGTACAGCTTCTGATGTTGATAATCCAGTAGCGTCAACATACGCAGAATCTCTATTTATATCATTAGTATAATGTGTTTGAATTGGAACTTTATCTTGTGCTAAATAATCTACTTCATACCAATTATTTCCATTTGAGTCTATACAAGAAATAATATCAATTATATTTGTATCAGGTATAGTTAATGTCTTAAATTTTTCAGGTGTACCAATTTGAAATGAAATTGTTTTTTGAGTTGCACTTACAGCTCTTACAGTTCTTGATAATGTATAAGTTGAAGCCAAACCACTAGCATCTGTAGTTCCAATTGTTTCAGTATCATTTGATGCTGATATTCTAAAATCAATTGGTTCTAATGTTGTAAAAATAATGTCTGAATTTGTATTTGCAGTTATTTCAATACCAGCATCAAAAGTTCCAGCATTAGAGTAGTCTACTTTTGAAACATCACCACTTGAAGCATTTACCTCAGAAGTAAAAGTTAAATCAACATAAGCTGGAACAATTGGTTTAACTTTATAACCGAACATTTTAGCCATTGTAATTATGTTTCTTCTTTCTTCAGCTAATGGTAATAACATCTCTTGATATTGTTTATCAATGTAAAATGATAATACATCACCAACATATGCATTCATTTCTAATAACATCATACCAGGTGATGTTTCATTAAAATCACGATAGGTATCTGGAAAATAAGATTTAGCATAATTCATCAAAGATGTTTTCAATGCTACAAAATCTTTATTTAAATAGTTTACATTTGATTCTTTAAAGTTTTCTTTACCATATGTTGGCATTATCTATCTCCCTCTGTTACATCACTTGAAAAATCCAAAGTTATTGAATCCAAAGTGGTTGGGTCTTGTATTATGTTGAATAATATTTTTACTCTTATTTCATTTACTCCAATACTTGTTTCACTTTCTTTACTTAAAACTTGTATATCTCTCACTTCTACAAATGGTAACCAAAATTCTATTTTATCCAATATAGCATCTTGTATACCAATTAAATTAGATTGTGTAATATGTTCAAACAAAAGTTTTCTTAATCCTATTCCTAAATTTGGTTGAAAGAATCTCTCACCCTCTTCCGTTTGTAATAAATTTCTTATGTTATTTTTTACAGCTTCAATGGTTGTTGAAGTTGATGCAAAAAATCCATCCAACTCACTATCTCTACGAATTGGTAAATCAATACCAATTTTTACACGAGTATCGTTATCTTGAATGTATGGTTTTCTTGACGTATCTCTAATAGCCATTATAATAAGTCCTCAATATCATCTCTAAATAATTTTACAGTTGTAAATTCTCGCTGTCCATCTTCTTCATCTACATCAAATTCATCTCTAGAATCTGGCTCCTCTCCTATAAAAACATAACCAGTTGATTCTAATCCACCCTCATCTTTCCCCAAATCCAATCCAGTTAATTTAGCACCACCTTCTAATAGTGGAGTCACAGCTTTTTCAATTTCGCCTTCTAACGAATCTATTAACTCCCCTAAACCAAGTGGGCCTCCAATTTGTTTTAATGTTTTCAAGATAGGTCCATATTCACCTAACATTGTTTCCAATTCAATGTTTACAGGCTGGTCTGGTGTTTTTAATTTGTCAACAACAACAGGAGCATTTAATTGAGTGATTCTAAATTCAGCCTGTGTTAAAAAGTTTACTATAGCTTCAGTTTGATAATGGGCTAATCTTTCTGGATATGTCCCATTTGATAAATCAGGCGGTTCTGGAAATCCAGCATCAGCTGATGCTTGTAATATTGCATCTAATAAGTCTGCTTTTAATCCCATTGTTATCTTCCAATTTTGTTTTTAGATTTTTCCATTGACTTTTCTAATACTTCACTATAATCTTTATTTAAGAATTGACTCATTGGGTCACTTGATGGAACTGGTTGTGTTCCATTCATCATATTACCATAGTTCTTACCAACTAATTCATTCATTCTATCTGAAGTGAACTCACTACCACCCAATGTTTTCCATTCACCATCTTGAGCTGTTTCATTCAATACATCATTCAATACAGAATTATTTGTAAATGATTTTTTCTCAACAATTTTTTTAGATTGTGGTTGAGATTCAATTGGTTGTTTCAATTCAGTTATTACTTCCTTGATAGCCATCGCAACTTCTTCTCTAACGATTTGTCTGATTATAGTTTTTATATTTGTTTTTTTCTTTTTCATAATTACCTCTATTGGTTTGATTCAATTTTATGGTAAATACTTGTAATTTCTTCAATTTTACTTGTTATGGAATCTATTACAGGCTGTACCACTGCAGCAAATGCAGGGTCTGTTTGTATACCCATTGGACCGCTTGCTGTCACAATTTTTATTTTAGTAAATAAACTTAACATTTCAGTTAACACCTCTTTCAATGTATCGCCTAAAACCATTGATTGCATCTCAGACGCTCTTGTTGAATTACCTATATTTACATTTGATGATAAAATGTTTAAACTTTCATATGCTCCAATTGATATATGTCTACCAGCACCTATGTGAATATCTTTTATTGATGATACAAAAATATCATCAAGTTTAGAATTTAAAGTTATTCTACCTGAATGAAATAACATTTGGTTTTTATTATACCCATGAATGCCTTCTTGAGAATCAACCCCATTATTTAAATCTGAATAAATATTACCAATTGGATATGTATTATTTTCCACACTATCCGATGACAATTGAAATCCAAATTTATTTTCTTTTGTTAAATTATCCGTGTGGACAGGAAAATGTTGTGCTAAATTTGAATCAGACGTTATACTAATTATAGAACCATCACCCAAAGATTCAAAAGAATTTTCTGAATCTCTTTTATTTGAAATGAAAATATAAGGTTTAGCCCCAGCACTACCAATTCTTAAACTATTTCCATGCCTACCCTCTAAAATAGTATCACCATTTGTTTCATTTATAGCAGAGCCAAGTTCTAATGTTGAATTAAATCTTTTTTGCATTCTTGAATGGTTTGTTTTAACAAAATTTAAACTTTCACCTTTTTTTCCTCTACTGTTTACATCTATAATATCTTCATTATTTACCATAAATTCTTCACTAAAAGAAGGGTCATCATTCCAAGTCGGACTGTTGTTTATTGTATTTAGAGGGCCTAAATAATAATTTATTTTTCCAATAGTACACAATAAAACAGGATCTCCTTTTGTAGGTACATCATTAAATGTTCTAAATAAAGGAAAATATCTTGAATCTTCCCCAGCACTAGCTCTTTTTTTATATAATTTATCTGATATGTGTGGAATAGCAATTATACTATTTATACTTTTTTCAGTATTAAATCTAGTTGATGTTTCACTATGTACAACATCAACACAATAACCGGGTACGAATTGTAGATAAAAAGGAACAGAGTATTCTTTACCCATAAATCCTTTTATGGTTCTATCAGGTTGTGATACAAATACTGAACCCATTAATTACTCCCCAAATCAATTGTTTTATTTTTTGTAGATTCAAGTCTTTCACTTTCTTTTTGTAAATCATCTACAGTATCTTGAAGTGTTCCCATTAATTCTTCTTTTTCAGCATCTGATAATAACATTGACTCATCAGATTCACCACTTGATTTACTTATAATTCTTTGTAGTACACCAGCGAGTTTTACCAAGTGTTCATCATTACGAACAGCAGTATCCATATATTCTTTTATAATAGGAGCTACCATAACCACATCATCTATGGTTGTAATGAATCCATGTATTTCTGATATTAACAAATCTATTTGAACTTTACGCTTTGTAGTGTTTTCGTAAATATCTTTTGTTAAGTCTTGAAAGGTTT